TCGCCATGATGACTTTTAAGATCATATAAATATTCTCTCCTTATCTGAGCGTATTCTACAGGAATGTTTGCGTTTAAATATGCCATAATTTTTATCCATTAATCTCACCCCAGTTGTCCCCAGACTCATAGTCAACTTTGTTAGGAACAGCTAGACTAACAGCATTCTCCATAATTTCAATTATTTTTTTGGCCTGCTGTTCAGACTCTACAGATATATCTAATTCATCATGTATTTGTATATGTGGTACAATACCCTCATTGTACAAATCAACCATAGCTTTTTTTGTCATATCTGCTGCAGATCCTTGTATTAATTTATTTAATGCCTTGTATGTAAATGCTCTACGTATATGTCTTAATGTATATGTTTGAACTGCTTCGTTAAAATCCATAGGTTTATGCATGCCAAAACTATTTGGTTCCCATTTATTAAATCTACATCTACGCCCTAATAAAGTTCCGATAGATCCAGAATTCTGTGCATGTCTTGATGTTGCATTCATTAGATCTCTAACAAAAGGTACATTGTTATGATATTGATTAAATAAATCTTCTGCTTCTTGTTTTGTTGCTAGTCCTAATTCTGCCTGTAATTTTGCTTTACCCATGCCATAGAACAATCCTAAATTTATAGTCTTGGCTTGTGTTCTAGATATGTTTGCCATATCAGCTACAGTTTGATGAAAGTCTACGTCATTATTATTAAATTTATCTACAATGTCTGATACAGAATTATCAAAGCATATTGGCTCTGTTCTTGCTGCAAAGTGCACAACAAGTCTTGGTTCTTGTTGAGAATAATCAAAACAACCCCACTTGTGATTTTTTTCTGGTAAAAACAAAGAACGAATCATAGGACCTAGATCTTTATTTCTTGCAGGTATTTGCTGCAGGTTTGGGTTTGAATAACTAAATCTACCTGTAACTGTGCCTCCTTGATCAGATCTTATAGGGTTTATATCCGCATGTATTCTACCTCTATAGTTATGTTTTAGTATTGTATCTATGAAAGTTGTGTGCGCCTTGTTTATCTCTCTAGCCTTTGCTATACTCTTAACTACAGGATGATTATGTGTGGAAAGGAAGTTTTTTGTAAATGAAGGTGACCCCGTTTTCTCGGTTGTGGCGTAGGTTAAGGAAAGTTTGTCGAACACTTTGGCAATCGATCTTGCTGCCCATATTTGAACATCTATTCCTGTTTCTTTTTTTACTTGTAATAGGAGTGACTCTTCCTGTTGTGATAACTGCTTCTTCAATTTATGAGCACGTTCGACATCGACACACACCCCTTTAAATTTCATATCGATTAAACACGGAAACAATTGTGTTTCTAAATCAAATATTTCTACTAAATGTTGTTTCTGTATTTCTACAGATAAAACTTTAAAAAGATCTAGAGTTAACTGTGCATCTTGTTCTGCATAATTACCAACATACATGGCAGGTAATTTATATAATTCAGATTTAGGATCTATACCCCATGCTTCTGCTGCTTCTTTCAAAGCTTTCTCATCTTTTACTTTTCTTAAATAATCATACGATACACTATTTAATGTGTACCAAAGTCTGTTCTCATCAATTAAAGATGCCATCAACATGGTATCCATAATATGTCCATTGATAGGTATACCGTATGCTTTTATCCAACATACATCATACATTGCGTTGTGAAATATTTTGTAAGAGTCTGTTGCACAAACTTTTTTAAACCACTCTAAAACTATTCTTCTATCTAAATTACCACCACCCTCATGTGCTATTGGATAGTACCCCTTCCATCCTTCTGTAGCTATTGCTATACCAACAATCTCTCCGTGTCCTTGTATAGCGCCAGACCCTTTTGATTTTAAATCAGGATCTTTTGTTTCTAAGTCGATAGCAATATATTTTTCTCCTGACAAATCAGGAAAACTATCTGGACAATCCCATTCAGTTTGTACTGCAAACATTATTTCTTTTTATCTTTTAATTTTAATATTTCTAATTCACAATAATGAATTATCTTCTCTAAATCTTCTATCTTATTTTTAGATAAATATCTACAGACATACTTCACAACACAGCCTTGAAAGAACGAGAGATTATTTTTAGAAATAAACTCGTACGGCTGAATGTGAAAATTTTTATAATGACTCCCACCTACCTGCCTTGATTGTGGAAATGCTTTTTGTAGTCCATCTGGATCTGTCATATTATTGGTGCTCCTATGTTGTATTGATATTCGTAGTATTGACTACATACGAATAAGTTTTCTTTTGCTCTTGTTACACCTACATACCACGTACGATGCTCTGGATCTGGATTATCTCTTGATGAATCATAGATAATTTTTTCAGTGTCTGTAAACAAAGCTACGTTTTCTGCTTCATCTCCCTTTGCCCCGTGTATTGTAGATAATCTTATTCTAGCCGGCTTTGTTAAATCATCGCCTGACTCTAATAATTTTTTTATGTATAACTTACTTGCTTCTGGAAAATTTAATATTTCCCAGCTCCCCGCCGCTAGCAACCCGTGGTGTTCTCTTAGTCCCTCTAAATTTATTGAGTCAATACCTTTTAACGTTTTACCACCAGCAAAGCCTCTTTTTAAATGTCCACCCTTTACAGTCATAAACTCCCAAAGATCTCCCACATCTTCTTCATTTACAAATGCACCATCATTTAAACGTTTCCAAACTCTATATGCATTTAACATTTTAGGTGGTAGTAATTCTTGTGCTTTAGCTTCAAATCTGTAGTTCATTCTGTATAAGTGATCACGTAATGGTTCTAACATCTTATTTGTTCGAGTCAATACTAACCAATGATCACTATGTAGTGGCAGCTCTGTAAAACGTGCATTCATATCTACAGATCCTTCTCTGTCTGCTGGCAACCATTCTTTTTCTAAACGTTGTCCCATGTGTGGAAAGATACTTGTAGCTAATTTATGTACGGCTCTTGGAACTCTAACTGATTGTACCTGTGGATCAAACGTGCCTTTTAAATCTATAAATATTTTTGCAGAAGCCCCTTGGAAGTTAAAGATGGTTTGATCATCATCCCCTGCAATGTATGAACGAGCACACTTACTTTCTATGTAAAAGAACATGTCCCACTGCAGAGGACTTAGATCTTGGGCTTCATCGAGGAAAACACATTGTAGTGGTGGACAACGGTCCTCCTCGACAAACTTGGAAATCATATCAGAAAACTCAACCATACCTGTGCTTTCTTTATATGTATTTAAATCTTCGGCTATTTGTTCTGTTAACCAAACATCAGTGCTGTAATGTAAATCTAAATACATGGCTGCGTTCTCAATACTTGTCTTTTTATTTCTAGCTAATTCTATAATACGCATGTGTGGGTTTTGATGTTCTACATGTCCATTAATACTTAGTCTTGATTCAAAGTTTAAATTTTGACAGATCTTAGAAAAATTTTTAAAACCCTTCCATTTATCTCCTGTAAGCAATTGTGTCTTTGTATTAATGTTAGACTCTCTTGTACCCATAGAGTGCATTGTGCTTATATATACTTTATCATTTTTAATTCTCTCTTTAGCCACGTTGGCTGCTACATTACTAAAGGCTATGTATGCAATCTTTTTAGGATCTGTGCCTTGTTTTAATTCTTTGTCTAGATATTGCATCAAAGTAAATGTTTTACCTGTGCCTGGTGGTCCTGGTATAATAACTCTATGCAAATGGCACCTCTTTCATTTTATCTTTTCTCGTATTAGGTTTATCTAATTTAATTGTAGGCAGTGACATATATCTTGTGCTTTTACCATCTATCTTGCCCGTGATCTCCTCTGCATCAAATAATGTCTCTAGCATTCTTGCTGTCTTTTGTTTTTGATATTTCTTTGTGTCCCAGATTTTTGTTCTTACTACATACTTCCAAAAGTCTTTAAATTTAAAATAACTTACACCATCTTCTGTGTACGACAGTCCACGCAATACATCTTTCCAATCTTTGCCTGGTATCTTGTTTACATATTCTGCAATTATTTCTTTTAGTTGCACGTCTATCTTTGTAGACTCTGGAGCTTCAATAGGTATTGTGTCTTTTAATAATTTATTTATTAGCTTTCTCCACACCAATTTAGCAATAGGAGGCATGGCTTGATTAATTTGCTCTAAACATTTTAGTGAGAATCTATCTGGTTCATGTAAGTCTTGTGATTCTACTTCTACAACTTCTTCACCAACAGTCACATAATACAACGGCGGATCAGAATCGTATTTTTGTATTTCTTTTATTTCTACTTCAGGAACACCATCACCTACACCGTATTCTTGCATGACACATTTTTTAGAATTACAATAAGATGCAATAGGTTCATCTTTACACTTATAATTATATTCTTTGCCATCAATAGATTTTATTAATGTATCTATTTCTTTTTTATCTAGTGGTGGTTCACAATAAGAATCATTGTATTTAAATATTTCTATTTGCCATTTGTCAGGAAATCTTTTTTTACAATACACACCAAAGTTATACATTGCGTTGTTTCTTTGGCCGTTGGGTATTCCTTGTTTAGCGAGTGTAACCAAACATGGTGGCGCACCTTTAAGTAGATTGTCAACAACTTTTTCTTCTTGTATAGTTAATTTTGATAGTTGATCCTCTGTAAGTTTTAGTTTACTATGCGCTTCAAAAAATTGAATTAGATCCATAGCTGATCCATCATCTTTAATAGCATATCTCATAGACAATAACGCATTATGATAAGGTAAATTTAAAAAACTACCTGTGCCTCCTTTACTCATGTCTACTTTATTTTGTTTTGGAAATATTTCTGCATTAGCATAACCAAGTTTGGCTGCCATCTCTTTTAATTTACCTCTAAATAATGCTGCAGGTACAAATGTATCTGTAAATAAAAATACGTGAGCACCGCCAGATCGTGACTGGGAAAC